ATCCTTCTTGGATTCTGCAACTTTAAGAGAAAATGTTGTTTCTCTTGCCGGAAATATTGGTTATACACCACGTTCTAGAACTGCTGCAGAGGCACAAATATCCTTTGATATAGAAACTAACGATCCCACTCCCACACTCACCCTGAAGGCAGGTATAGTGTGTACAGGGAGTGCTAGTGACACTACATTTACCTTTTCCATTCTAGAAGATACTACAGCAAATTCTGTACCCACATTTGATAGTGGAGGAAATTTTGTAAAAGGAACCGCATCATTTAACAATATTAATGTATCTCAAGGAATATTTTTAACTAAACAGTTTTTATATGATGGATCTTTAGATCAAAGATTTGTTTTAAATAACTCCTTTATTGATACTTCCAAATTAAAAGTTTATATCAGTAAAGATAAAAACACTAGAGGTATAGAATATACTCTCAGTAAAAATATTTTTAATATTGACAAGAATTCTAGAGTATTCTTCATTAGTGAAGTTCAAGATGAAAAATATGAACTGAGATTTGGTGATGGTCTTATCGGTAAAAAATTAGGTGAGGATGGTGATGGAATCTATATCACCGCAGATTATATTATAACTGATGGAAGAGATGGTAATGGTGCTGCTAATTTCTCTTTCTCAGGCACTTTAGAAGCTAGTGATGGTGATATTGTTGATCCAGGAACAGTAACAATTACCACAAATCAAATTTCCTCTAATGGTGGAGATATTGAACCTGTAGATTCTGTTAAGTACTTTGCTCCAAAACTATATTCCTCGCAATATAGAGCAGTTACTTCGAGAGACTATGAAGCAATTATTAAAGAAATTTACCCTAATACAGAATCCGTTTCTGTTGTTGGAGGTGAGCAACTAGATCCTCCACAATTTGGTACAGTACAAATCAGCATCAAACCAAAGAATGGTAGTTTTGTTTCTGATTTTGATAAAAATAGAATTGCATCAGATTTAAAACAATATACGGTATCTGGAATAAATCAGAAAATAACAGATCTTAAAATTCTTTATGTTGAGTTGGATAGTTCTGTTTACTATAATTATTCACAATTATCATCAGAAGAAAACTTAAAAACGTCTGTTACGAATTCCCTAAGTCAATATTCACAATCTTTAGATCTCAACAAATTTGGAGGAAGATTGAGATATAGTAAGGTACAGCAAGTTATTGACAATACTGATACTGCCATTACCTCAAATATAACAAAGGTTATTATTCGTAGAGACTTAAAAGTAGCATTAAATACTCTTGCTCAATATGAATTATGTTATGGAAATCG